TGCGGCTACTGGTGTTCCTGTTGTAGGAAATATTTGGTTAGCACTACTTTGAGCATTACCGGCATATACTCTACATCTCATTTTGCCATTTATGTTTGTGCTACTTGTTGCGTTAGGGTCTGTTTGACTTATAACTGTTGGTGATGTTGCACTTGCATAACCACCAGTAAAGTTTAGTGTTGCATCACCTCTTTTAATTTCTTGTATGCTGTATGAGCCTGAATCTGTTTTTTCACCAATAACCATACAATATACCATGGTATTGTTTTGATTTTTGATTTCTGCATCCACCATGATTGCCCCGGTGTTTATTCTGCCATAAAACACTGGAATTCTGTTATCTGTGCTGGGTGCTAATTGTACTTTTACACCTGGATCTTTTGCTTGTTGAAATCCTGCTGGTTTAAACAAGCCTGTGGCTTTTGCTGTTGCTAATGCAAGACCACCTGATACAAGAGCAACACCAATTGTTGCACCTATTCCTAAAGAGGCGTATCCTGCTATACCTAAAAAGCCGCCAAATGTTGCGGCAAAACCTGCTCCTGTTATTGCACCTACGATTGCACTCGCTATTGCTGTAAAAACTGCCATCTACACACCCTCAAATAAGTAATTGCTTTCTATTTTCTTCCAACCTCTCTTTTCTAGGTCGAAATCTGGTGAAATTTCCATGTTTGTGAGTGTAAAACCATCAATTATGCCATGTTCTACCATTTTTTCACCACTTTCTATGTACTTTTTAAGCAATTTATAGCCTAAAGTACCCATTCTATGTTCTGGTTCTACCCACCATGCTACTTCTTTCATGGTTTTTACTTCAGGTAGCCATACATCTGGTGCTATTCCGGCAATCAACATGCCTTGAATTTCACCTTTTATCTCTCCTACTAACAAAACACCTTGACTCATGAAGTTGCACAACAATCTTCTCACATATTCATCATTGTATTGTGGTATGTGTTGTGCTTTATATGGTGATGAATCAGCAAAATGTATCATCATCTCCATTATTCTGTCAAAATCTTGTAATGTTGCGTGTCTAATCATAATTTATCTTTCTTGATAACGACCACGGCCACCATAGCCTCCACCACGGCCACCACCACGGCCTCCGCCGCCACCGCCTCCATAAGAGCCTCCGCCGGTGTATTCTCTACCAAAATCAAATTGAACATTTTGTAGTTCTGGAATCCTCTTAAATGTTTGATCACCTGGAAAGTATTTTTCTCTGTCAGTTGGTGCAGTTCTTTGTCCTGCTATTTTGTTTTCTAAAATTGTATTGATACTGGCACATGTTATACCAATTGAACTTGTAAGTTGTCCTTGTAATATATTTTCTGTTTCTTCTATTGCAAAGTTTGTAATTATGCCTTTGAATCTTTGAAACACATTGCCACTGTCTAATGAATAATCGTCATTGAAAAATGCCCTATATATAGTTACTTCGCCACCTTTAATTGGTGTGCCTAAAACCTCTGCCATATAATCTTCATTGCTAGGTATACCACTTAAACTTAAACTGATATCACCATTAGTTGTTTTTATATCTTCTGTCATGTTTGATACATTTAAAAAAGCACCTAATTCAGTATAACTGTTAGAATTATATGTAACAGGCTTCCATGCACTACTTAAATAATAAACGTTACTGCTTAAATTAAGATCAATCAGCAAAGCATGTTTAACATTAAATGTGCCATCTACCGGAGGTATACTAGTAGCCATTATTGAATAATCTCCACTAGTTCTAAATTGTCATCTAGACTAAATCTATCATATGGTAGTATTGTGTATGCTGGTTTATTAGTCATTTTCACATACCATTTTACAGCACTTCCTATATTGATATTGCCAGTTGTTAGTGCAACACCATCTTGATCTATAACTGGTCTGTGTACTGGCACAACCACACTACTACCTGTGCTAAATGCAACATCACTTGTTACTTGATAAGGGTATCTGTAACCGCCTGTGTTGCCCACTGGCTGTAAGTAATCACCTTTTTTAAACAATGTACCACTTCCTGTAACACCACTTGCATCCACTGTTATGTTGCTGTTAGCAGTACTCACACATGTTAGTGTGCCTGTAGCAATACCACCTTGATATGCTGTGATATAACTTAATCCTGTGTTAGTGCTACCTATATCTATTTGTTCTTCTGTGACAACATCTAATGCATCTAATTCTTCTAATACTGCTCTGTTTTCTGAATACTTTGCACCTTCATGAACACCTACTGTAAACCTATAAGGCACAGCACTGGTTACTTCAGCAGTTTTAATTCTACCACTACGTGATATAGATTGCGACGCAAGTTTTCTTTTGTCAACTGTTAAAAATGTTGCTCTATCAACTATTGTTTGTATACCCATTATGCTGGTAACCTCCTTTCTCCTAATCTAGTAACACTATATATAAACTCTGGATCTTCTGCTACTAATTGTTTAAAACTTCTTGCATCTACGGCATTGATATTGTATGTGACTGCTTGTCCACCACCTAGGTTACTACTTGCATTTGATGTAATTGTTCCTGAACCTAATGGTGTAAATATTTCTGGTCCCATTTCACCAACTAAGTATGGTTTATTTTTCATTACCGGACCACCTACTGCTTTTGGTGTTGTTAGTTTGCCAATTGAGAATGAACCACCACTTAGTGTAGCACCAAAACCAAACGGTCCTAGTATAGCATTCAATATTGGTTGTATAACTGCTAATTTTAATGCCTGTGCAATCATTTCTTTGATTATTTCTTTGAATAAATCTTTAAAGGAGCTCATTATATCGCCACCTTCTAATAATGCAGTTGCTAAATCGTCTCCTAGTTTGGTAAATGCTTCGTTGGCAGTACTCATTATTTGTTCACTTGCTGACTTATAATCTGCTAATGAACTGTTTAGAGTTGAACCACCATTTTCAATTGCTCTATTGGCCGCTTCACCTTGTTCTTCAACCATTGTTTTAATTTTTTCTGCTTCTTCATCTGCTAAAACACCTGCCGCTCTTAAATCTTCTATGAGTTTTGCAACAAAGTCTTGTGCTTTTGTTTCTGGTACAGCATTACCTAAATCTTCTAGTGCTACTTTTACTTGTTCAATACCACCTGTTCTGGCTTTATTAGCCGCCGCTTCAATGTTTTCAAAGAAGTCTTTCATTTGGGTGTTACCAGTAGTATATTCTATCAATCTACCAAGTTGTTTTCCTAAGAATCCTACTGCTTCAACTACGCCAGCAATGGCTTTTACAGCAAAATTCATTACATTTCCTATGACTTCACCAAAGTTTTCTTGTATAAAAGAAGCAACACTCTTAAATGTATTGAATAACATTGTTAAGAAGTCTACTACAACTGCTCCTACTTCTAAGAAACTGTAAAAAGCATTTACTACGCCTTCACCTACTGATTTTGCAAATGCTTGTATGCCTTCTTTGTTAGCATCAAATATTTCTACTACTTTGTTTATAAATGCAGTGAATTCTGGCACAATGGCATCACCCATTGCGGCTTGAAATTGGAAAAATCTGTCACCGGCTTGTGATAAACTACCTGTTAAGGTTTTGTTTAAATCATTTCATCTATGCTGTAACTTGCACCTGCTTCAAAACCAGCCATGCTGAGAACACCTTTTTCTCTAAACATGTCTGCCGCACCTGCACCAGCACTTAAGGCTCTTTGTAACTGACTACTTGCGTCTTGGAAACTGAGTCCTGTTACTGCGGCAATGTCAGCCGCTAATCTTGTGTTTTCTTCTAATTCGTTTAAATCTTTACTTACTGTGGCTAAGGCTGGAGTTGCTCCTGCAATCTCCTCAAAAGCAAAAGGTAATTCTTGTGCTATGTCTCTGACTTGTTGTAATGCTAATGCACCACCTTCTGCATCTCCTACAACATTCTTAAGTACAACACCAATGTCTTGTATTTTTCTAGCGGCACCTACACTGGCACCTACTTGTTTGAATGCGGCACTTACACCAACTGCCGCCGCGGCTAATGGGGCAAATCTTGCCGCTAATCCTATAATTGATCCTTTTGCAACTCCGGCACTTCCGCCAAAGCTCTTCATTTGCCTTTCGGCACCTGCTAATTGTCCCTTAAACTTTTTAGTATCAAGGGTTAGTGTTACTTCTATATTCTTAGCCATTAGAATTCTTTCCTGATAAACTGTTCAGCAAGATCATCCATTTTGTCACCGGTTGGGCCAGTCATACCTTTTCTGGCCTGCTTACTCCAACCTTCATCAAGTCTACCTGCATAAGGATATTTTGCTTCTATTTTGTTTGATCTAGTATCAAACTGTTTACCTTTCTTTAACTTGGTATTATTTCTAGCATTACCACTTCTAACTGGTGTAATACTTTTAAAATGGTCATAACCACCTTCTAATATAAAGCCTGGTAATTCTGCTATAGTCTCAAACAAATCATCTATCTGCTTTTGGTTTATCTTAATCGACGCCACTTCTCTCTCTCGCTCTATCTATTTTTGCTTGTAAATCTACATCTCTGTAGTATTTACTTGGTATTGGTTTTTTGTTTGCTTTTGCATGTTCTATTTCTAGATTTGCATTTGCAACATCGAATACCATTAAATCGAATGTGTCTGCATGTTTTAAAACATGGCTAGGCAAACAACCGTACGTCCTAGCAAGTGTGTCTATCAACAAAATCCATTGCGTTGCAGGATTATTTGTATCTACAAAATGGGTTGTTACTTTCCCAACAAATCGCCAATTAGTTTAATTGCTTCTGTGATTACATCTATTGGCAATATTTTATCTTCATTCATCACTGGCTCTCCTTTATCATTTAGGATTAGCTCTGATAGTAAAGTTGTTGATTGTAAAGCATTGTCTTCTGTGATAGTTGCCATTTTGGCAAATACATCTAGACGTTGCCTATCATAGACGTAAAATTCTAATTCTTCACCATATTTCTCAACGATCTTTGGTTCTGAAATAGTCATTTTAACTAATTGTGGTTTTACTGCTAGTTGTTCTAACTGCATATCTATTTCTCCTGTATATCTCTTTTCTTTAAATTGTGAATAGCCGTTAAACAAAATGCTACTCTATTTGATATCTTATCGATATCGCCTTTTGCACATGTTATTTCATTCTGTGCTTTCGCTAACTCCGTCTCCAGACTCTTCAAAATGTCCTTCGGAGTGTTCCTTTCCCATATCTGCATGTTTTTCTTCCTTTATCTTTATACCTAATAGTTCCTCAACTTCTTTCTTACTGTGGGGAACTGTGTTTATTGTAAACTTGTCGCCTTTCTTTGCGGTTTCGAGCCATACTTTAGCTCTATCTTTTGTACTTTGTTTCATAACTGTATTTATCCTAAAAAGTGTAAGTGGGCTCTAAGAACCCACTTACGAGTTTGTTAAGGTCCTGAACTAGTACTTATGGTACTAAATTTTCAGTTAGATCACCGTCGACTTCAATCGTTACTGGTGTTACCCAAACAGGACTGTCCATATTGACTGTCGGAGCAAGACCGGCTACAAAACCACTTCCAGAAATAAATCTAGATCCTGTATCTGTTCCGTCTAAGTATACGTTAAAGAATACTTTTGTCTTGTTTTTGCTAACTCCAAATAAACCATTTTCTTTAGCATCGTCATCTGCCGGTGTTCCGGTTCCGAAGAATGATGTTAAGTCAACAACACTATTAAGTGCTATTTGGTTTGTTGCTGGAATAGTCACAGCCGATTCCGCAGTATTGTCTAGAGTTTTAAATCTAAACACACCAACAGTATTGTTGATGGTTATATCCTGCATTTGAGGAACAACTAGTGCGTTAGCGGCAACGTTAGCCTCGTCGGCTGATGTTGCACTAAGATGAAGTACGGCTTCTGAACCTGCACTTACGTTTACTACTGCCATTGTGTTCTCCTCTATGTTATC